CCTATCATGCGCGCGATATCCGCACCGCAGAGCGTGTGACGCACGTCATTCGCCTCACACCCAACGAATTGCGCAAGCAACAGGTGTCCGGTTTCTACCGCGACATCCCCTTGCAAGACCCTGTCGAGGCAGAACGCGACCAGATCGAGGAAAAAGTCGATAAGGTCACGGGCATCGAGCCGTCATCGAAGCCCGATGTCTATCGGCTCTATGAAATCCACACCAATCTTGATCTGGAAGGTTTTGAGGACGTTGGTCCCGATGGCGAACCCACTGGTATCAAGCTTCCCTACATCGTCACGATGAATGCTGACACAGGCGACATCCTCGCTATCCGTCGCAACTACAGCGAAAAGGATCCGAAGAAGCGCCGTCAGCAATACTTCGTCCATTACAAATTCCTTCCCGGTCTAGGCTTCTACGGATTCGGTCTCGTCCATCTGCTCGGCAACCTGTCGCGCTCCTCGACGTCCATCCTGCGCCAGTTGATCGACGCTGGTACGCTGTCGAACTTGCCTGCTGGCTTCAAGGCCAAGGGCCTGCGCATCCAAGACGAAGGCTCGCTGTTGCAGCCGGGTGAATGGCGTGACGTTGATGCTCCGGGCGGCTCGTTGCGCGATAGCTTGTTGCCGCTCCCGTATAAAGAGCCAAGCGCAACGCTGATGCAGCTGCTTGGTTTCTGTATCACAGCGGCCGAAAAGTTTGTCGGGACCAAGGATCTCGGCATGACAGACTCCAATCAGGAGCTTCCGGTCGGCACAACGATTGCGCTGCTGGAACGTGGCTCGCGTGTGTTGAGCGCCGTTCACAAGCGCCTGCACTATGCGCAGAAGCAAGAACTCAAACTGATTGCGAACGTCGTCAAGAAGACGGTGGCTTCCTATCCGTATGATGTTGCAGCTGGACGCCAGATCTTCATTCAGGATTTTGACGACAAGATCGACATCATCCCCGTTACCGATCCCAACATCTTCTCGATGACGCAGCGCATCTCGATGGCGCAAGAGCAACTCCGTCTTGCTCAAGCAGCGCCTCAGATGCACAACCAATACGAAGCATATCGGCGCATGTACTCTGCGCTCGGTGTGCAGGATATCGATTTGATCTTGCCGCCTCCTCCGCAGCCAAGGCCTGAAGGCCCGGCAATGGAGAATGCACGTGCGATGACGATTCCGAATGGTGCGCCTCCACTGAAGGCGTTTCCGGAACAAGATCATCAATCGCACATCATGTCGCATCTCTCATTCATCAAGTCGGCTCTGATCCAGACGTCACCGCAAGTCTATGGCGTCTTGCTGGCTCACGTGTTCGAGCACGTCTCTCTGATGTCGATGGCGATTGTCGAGCAGCAAACGCGCGTAATGTTGCAGCAGGCTCCGCCGATGATCAATCCGACAACCGGTCAGATGATGCCCGCGCCTCCTCCGCCTCCGGAACTCTTGCAGAAAGCGGCAGCAGCCGAAGAAGCAAAGCTCATCGAGGCGATTATGGCGCAGCTGTCTCCGCAGCAGGCAGAAGATCCTCTGATCCAATTGCAGCAGCGCGATCTTGATATCCGCGAGCAGGCAGTGAAGTTGAAGGCTGAGGAAGCCGCACTGCGCATTGATCTGGATGAGCGTAAGCTTGAAGCCAAAAAAGCAGAGGAAGAACGCCGTCGCTCCTCGACGGAAGACATCCAGCAGCTTCGCGCAAACGTCTCTCTTGCTCGCGCCCGTGAGGCAAAAAGGCCTGCTCAATGAACCCGATGGAGCTCTTCTCCGCTCTTGAGTCCCGGTACAAACTACCGCAGGGCTATCTTGGCCGCGTCTATCAGGTCGAGAGCAGCGGTGGGAAAAACCTCTATAACGAAAAGAGCGGAGCAGCAGGCCCATTTCAATTCATCCCGAGCACTGCGCGTGGGATGGGATTGGAAAACCCGTATGACTTGGAACAGTCTGCGGAAGCAGCAGCACGTCTTGCTGCGCAGAACAGAGACTACTTGCAGAAGAAGGGTGTCGATGTTGACGGCCGCGTCTTGTATCTCGCCCACAATCAGGGTGCTGATGGCGCATATCGCCTGCTGACAAACGCCGACAGGCCTGCAACCGAAGTCGTCAAGAAAGAAGCCGTTACATGGAACTCTGGAAAAGAGGGCCAGCCTGCCGGTGAGTTTGCTACGACAATTATGTCCAAGTATGGCGAAGCAGAAGGTGGCGCATCATCTGCTCCATATAGCGCACTTGGGGAAACGGCTCCTATTGCTGAGGAAGCGGCAGCGGCCGGAGAAGATCGTCGTGCATCGCGTCGTGAGACCTATGCACTCAATGCTTTGATGGGCCTGACAAAAGAACTAGAAGCAAAGCCCGCACCCATGTTGGCTATCCCACGTTTGTCATATGCGGATGGGGGCATCGTCAGTCTTGTTAAGGAAGCCGAAGACGTTCGCGCTGCTGGTCGCAACAACGATACTGTCTTGGCCCATATCACTCCCGCTGAAGCGGAGTTCCTCAAGCGTCTTGGCGGCGCTGGCACTATCAATCCAATCACCGGGCTCCTTGAGTTTGATGATGGTGGTGGGGGAGGTGACGGCGGCGGTGGAGACGGCGGCGGCGATGGTGGTGGCGACGGCGGCGATGACGGCGGCGATGACGGCGGCGATGACGGCGGCGATGACGGCGGCGATGACGGCGACGCTGGGGACGACAGCGATGCCTCCAACGACGCTGAGACAGAGGCGAACACCGAAGCCAATCCGGAAGCCAATCCCGAGACGAACTATGACGTCTCAAACTTCCTGTCGAACTCTCCGTTTGCTGACACTCCGGCAGAGTTCACTGCGCCTAGTCCGACGACAGAAGCCCTGTCACCGGACTACGTTTCGACATACGTCAACGTTGATCCGCAGTTCACGCAAGAGTTTGCGCCAGAAGTTCTTTCTGATCGCTCCGTTGCTGCGCCCTCGTTCAACGTTACTTACGATCCCGTTGACCCCCAGTTCCAGAACATCTTTGCACCAGAGTTTCTGACGCAAACCGTCACCTCGCCAACGTTCTCCTATGCGGCTCCGGAAATTTCGGGCCGTGTTTCAGGGTACGTTGGCCCCACTGGATACACCGCTGAAGAGATGGCTGCGTATAATGCCCAGCTTGCCGAGAACGCTTCAAAAGGCATTTACGCCAGCCAAGCGGAGACGATGGCGCAAGCTCTTGCAGCTACACCAGAATCGAGAGCTTATGCACAAGCCGTTGCTGATCTGAGGTCGGCACTGTCTGCGTTTAATCCGGAGGCTCCCGTGCAAGTTGCTGCGCCGGAACTTCCTGCCGCAATCAACGTCCCGACTCTTTCTGTGGCAAGCTATGCTCCGCAGCAAAACGCTCCTGCGGCTCCATCAGCCCCGACAGCTGCGGCTCCTGCTGCGCCCAGTGAGAAGTCAACAAACCTTGTTGATAACGTCACATCCTATTTGTCTGACAAATTTACCAGCGCGTTCAATAACCCCGCTGCGTTGGCTACCAATGTGGCAGCTGGCTTTGTCCCCGGACTTGGGGCTCTCAACACGGTTTCAGGTGTTCTCGGCGGTCCCACTATTGGTGGCGCACTCTTCGGCAATACCAACAACCAGACAGGCCCTAGCCAGATGGCGTCTTCCACCAGCTATGATCTGACCTCAGCAGTTCCCGGTATCTCCGATTACGTTGGTTTTGGCGGAGCTCCGGATCAGGCCTCTCAAGCCTCTCAGGTTGCTTCAGCCCCTAGCGAATCCCCTGCCGGACAGCCGTCTCAAGACCTTGCCTTGAACACATCAGCTATTTACGACCTCAGCAATTACCTGTCGTCTCAGCCGCAGACTGCTCCAGCAAATGTGTCCCCGTATGTTGGGGTTCCGTCGGCCGCAACGGTTGCACAATCCGTTGTTCCAGAGTTCTCTTCAATCAGCTATCCTACCGCTCCAACCTAAGGAGAAAGCATATGTCAAAGTTCATTCGTGGGGGCGCTCCCCGCATGAAGGTCCCAACCCCTACAGTTGGAACAAGCCTCGATATCGTTGGTCAGGGTAGTGTCCCCTATGCCAAGACCACCGACGTTAAAGTCGAGGCCGCTCCGAAAGGTGAGATGACCGCTCGCGGTTTCGGCCTCCAGCTTCGCGCGACGAAGTTCATCCTTCGGTAACTAAAGCCCTCCCTTCGGGGAGGGTTTTCTTCGCAAGGATAAACACGTGTCTGATCTTTACTTTGTTGACAAATTGCTTAAGGTAGTCCGCGAGCGGCGGGACGTGGTCGTTGAAGCGATGACAGAAGGCTCGGTTAACGATTTTGCCGCTTACCGCCATCTTCGTGGCAGGCTTGAAGCTTGGAACGAAGTGGAGCGGGAAATCCGCCTTCTGCTGAAACAAGGACAACGTATCGATGACGAGCTTGATTCTCCCTGAACACCTTGCCAAGAAACTGAAAGGCAAGGAAAAGGAAGAGGCCAAGGATGCTCTTTCCGAAGCCTACGTCAAAGCCGAAGAGCGGGTCTTGGACCCAACTAAGCTTCCCGAATCAGCCCTCGCCCGCTTGCCTCAGCCAACTGGCTGGAGGATTCTAGTCCTACCCTATAAGGGCAAGGCCAAGACCAAGGGCGACGTTTATCTCCCCGATGAGTATGTCGAGCGTATGAGCTTGGCCACAGTCGTTGCTTACGTACTGGCTGTTGGCCCTGATTGCTATGCCGACAAGAACAAGTTCCAGAACGGACCGTGGTGCAAGAAGGGTGATTGGATCATCCTTGGCCGCTACGCCGGAGCCCGCTTCCGCATTGAAGGGGGAGAAGTCCGCATCATTAACGATGACGAGGTCATCGCAACAATCGCTGATCCAGACGACATCATGAACGTTTGAGACAGCGCATTCAGGAGCAAAGCATGGCAGAGCAGGACAAGGAAGACGCCCTAGAGGTTGTCATTGAGGAAGCCGCCCCGGAGGCAGAAGCCAAAGAAGGGTCT